ACCAATTTCTTTTACAATATCTTTAAGAAAATCCATGTGTCTCCTGTAATTGAATGTAGTATAGCATCAAAAGAAAAATGAATCAAGGGTATTTTGTTTCTCAATTTTCCACCCAATAATGTCCAAGATTAATTTAAGAGGATTCAAAAATGTTTTCTCGAATTGCATATTGTAATCAATATACTTTTCTAGTTCAAATTCTGGTGGTAACTTTTGAATATAAGAGATTACATTTTCATGAATTGGATTTGGGAGTTTCAAATAGCAATACTTAATTTTTTCACCGTTCTTGATTATAGAATATTTTCTTTGTAGTTTTTTATCTTTGATGTAATGATTATATAGAATTGCACCTCTCACATGTATTGGAGTTCCCTTTTGATACATCGTTAAGTTCGACATAAATTTGGTAACTTCATTTATAGATTTTGGGAAAGATACTTCTTCTGGTGTCAATTTGAAAAACTCTTCCCTAGTTTTAGCAATGAAATCTATCATTTCATTTTCATCGGAAGACATGATTAACCTAATAGCTTGTTTAATCTTGTCCCTACAGAAAGCAGGAGTGGAAGACCTAATAGCTTCAACGCCAGTCATTGCTAATTCAGGTTCGGAATACCTAACTCCTTCGTTATCCCAAACATTAGCTATATATCTTTTCTTAGAAATAAATACCGCTCTGTCTGTGATTTTCTCTCTCTTCATGTGGAGTCTATGAGCATATGCATTCAAATATTCTGCTAGCTCTTTATATGAATCATCCACATAATCTTGGATTTTTGTAGAAAAAATAGAATCAAGAAAGTCGATAATTTCAAGTTTATCTGGATTCTTGTTTTTAAATATAAAGTCAACAAGAGGTTTCATATTCAAAAATGCAGAATCTGTATCACAGTAAACTACATAATCTATTCCATCTGTTTTGAGAATTTTATTGAAGTACTCATTAAACTTCTTTTCAATCCATCGAATTGCAAGTTGTCCAGTATATGTTACTGCCTCAGCATTTCTCAGATCATAAAATCTAAAGTAAGGATTACCAGTTGCTCCATAACATGAATTAAGACATACTTTAATAGATTGTTCTTTGACACTATACATTGAAATCTGTTTCTTCAACTTACTAGAATGTGATTTCTCATATTCTTTCTTAAGTTCTTTCATCTTATCCTTATAAAATTTCCTTTTCTGGAACATCTTATCAAGAAGTTCTGGTAGGAAACCCATCTGATCCTTTTTATACATGGATCCATTTGGACAAACGGAATATTTAAAACCTTCAGGTATATTTGCCGTTTTTTGTAAGACAGAATCAATTGATATATTAGAAAATCTATCTTTCACTAGAGTATCTGGACTGATGTTAAGTCCCATCATAATGTGTGGATACAGTGAGGTTAAGTCCATACTGACCACATAGTCGTAAGATCCAGGAACTGGTTCTTTCACAAAAGCACCAACAAATTTATCTGACTTTTCTTTCGCTGGTTCTTTTAATGGGATTACGATTTTTTTCCTACGAAGATAATTGTAGATAATAGTATCCCACATTCTAACTTGATAAAATACATCTTCAAAATTAGTTTTAGAATCAAATGCAAGCATGATTGCTAATTCAATCATGTGAAGTTTATCCTCTAACTTATTTACGAGCTCAGTATCAATTACATTATATCTTACAAATGTATTCCAATCTTTATCGTAAAAATCTTTGAATGTTTCATACTGACTATGATCTAGTTTATTTTGACCTAGTTCATTAAATGCAATAGTATCCAGTCTAAAGTTTTCAGGCTTTTTAAACGAATACTTTTTGTAAAGATCAAAATAATCTACAATTGAAACTCCAAAAATATCATAGACTGTTTGGAATTCATCTTTTCTAACTTCAGCTTGTCTATCTGAAATCCAACCATAAGGAGACATTTTTTTAGTCTCTTTCGTTCCAAGCAATCTATACATTCTTCCAATAATATATGGGAAGTCATAATAGAGACAATTCCATCCAGTAACGATTTCTGGTGTGTTCTCTTGCCAGTAGTTTAGAAAAGAATTAAGTAGATGCGCTTCGTCATGACAATAAAAATACTTGTGGTCATTTAAATTTTCTGGGAATTTTCTAGTCCCCCAAGTAAAGATTTTTTTAGTTGTATAATCTTGAATTGTAATTAACAGAATCTCCTCATCACATGTCTTTGGATCTGGGAATCCATTTTCAGATGCACACTCAATATCAATTGCAAAGATCTTAATTTTGGTTATGTCATAGTCAATTTGATCTTCGCTATAATTATCAGAGATGTACTGGTAGATAAAAGTCTCATTTCCAAATACCTCAAATCCATCTACATTCTTATATTTGGAAACAAACTCTTTAGACTCTTTAATTGTGCCAGGATGAATCGTTTTAACATATGACCCATCAAGAGTTTTATATTCACTCTTCTTGTCTGTCTTTACATAAAATGTTGGCTTATATTCAACTACATCTTTAAAGTGTTCTCCATTATCATAACCACGAACATAGATTCGATTTCCAAGTTGTTTTACATTAGTATACCAACGCATCAGCTATTTACCAAATTGTTATACTTATCTAGAATTTGTTGTTTTGGTTCAGATATTGTCAAAATTTTATCTGAGCTAATCATAAAAACATTTTGACTAGTATATGGAATCAACCATTGAGTAAGAGTTGCACTTTGAGTTACTTTATCGTAATTAATTACATATGGATCAATCAATCTACAGTTTGGTTCTCCAATATCAACTGACACTTCTTCAATTTTCGATATCAGTATCTGATTTGTATGTAAAACAATAATGGATACAGTATCATAAATTTTAATAATCTCTTTATCCATAATTCAATAAGCAGCTGTCCAATCCATTATAGCAATAAAAAAGGGAGAAGTCAACCGACCTCTCCCGTAAATTTTATTCAATTAAAACCAGACTTTTTTCTTTTGATGATCTGGAATTACTTTTACTAATTGAATGTTTAGTAGACCATTATCAAAAGTAACTTGTTTCACTTCAACATCGTCTGATATTGTCCAGGCACGAGTAAAGGCTCTTTGTGCCAATCCTTGATGGACATACTCCTTTTGATTGTCGTGTTCTTTTGTTCCTTCAACAAAAAGTTTATTATTTTCAGTATATACAGTAATTTGATTTTTGGTAAATCCAGCAAGAGCTACCTCTAATCTAAATTCCGTATTACTTTCCTTTATTACATTATATGGTGGATAATTTGATTCTGTTTGGTGTAAGGCAGAAAATCTATGGAACCATTCGTCCATTCCAATTGAATACTTATCTATATCATTTAAGAACTTCTGGATATTCCCAGTGTTGTATCTAACTATTGTGTTCATGTTGTTTCTCCTTTTTAAGCAAGTTAAAAGTGTTGAACCCGAAGCATTCAACACTTAAATTATATATTGGAGAACATAAAAAATGGAAGTACGGAACTCCCTAAAAAATCAATCGGTTTCTACAACTTTCTTTTTTGATCCAATAGAATACTTTGCTTCTAGTATCCATTCGTCTTTTTCTTTGTAAGGTAAAACCTTTATCTGATTTAAAGGAGCAATATCAGATACCTTTTCTGGTTTTACTACAGTTACCAATCCCCAATCTGATAGAAGCTTTACAATACGATTTCGCCTTTGTATATCATTCACGGTAAGATTGGCGTGCTTTCCATCTAGGGCAAACAGCTCTTTAAAATTAACAAGGTAATATCTTCCTTGCTTGTGTAAGATATGGACAGATTGATATAGTTTCTTTTCTTTTCTAGATGCAACACCAATTCTCGTCAATGTTTCTCTTACTTTAAGAAAATCATCAGGCTCAGATAGTGTAACTTCCACCATCATATCAGGAGTCCAATTTACTTTAGGTTCATTAATAGTAGTCATTTTGCCCCACCAGTATCAAGTTTTTGCTTTATAAAATTAATTTGTTCCTTAGTTAGAATGTTTAGAATTTGAGATGCTTTCTCGTCATTATAACCATAATATTTTTTAATGTATTCCAAATTTTCTATCTTGTTTTTGGTGATCCAAGAAGAATATCTCTTCTTTTTTCTCAAACTATTTAGATAAAATGAATATTGCATATCTTTGTCAAGTTGATTGTTAATATTCATTTCATTTGCAAATAAAATAGTGTCAATGTGGGCAGAAAGACACTTATTTATAATGTATGGTGGATATGATTTAATTGTATCTGGATCATCTAAAATTAGATTATCTTTAGTAAAATTTATAGAATTCATCCAGTCTTTAAGTTCGTAATTTACTTCCATTCTACCTCACACATTATTTCAGTTAAACACGCAATCAGATTGATTTCATTATCTGAAACAAATGCACTACGGTACTGATACTTTGATATGATTAAGATAGCTGAAGGTATAGTAGATTCCACAGCATGTTCGTATAGAGAATCATAAATTCTCCTTAAAATTGTATTAGAATCATTATCTATATTTTGAATGATCCATTTTCTAACTTCAGTAAAATTTTTATCCTTCAAAAATTTAATTAAATTAGAAACCTTAATATCTGCCACTTGAGCTAAAATTCCAGCATCAATTTTTCCACTGGAAGAGTATTTCTGAAGTTCATTTAAAGTCCTTCTAAAATCTGGGAAATATTTATTAATGATCCCAGCAATAGCTGCTGGCTCATATTCAATTTTTTCCAGATTCATAATTTCAACAATTCGCTTCATGAAATCTGAAGCAAGAGATGGTTTCTCTTTTGGTGGGATGGTGAAGTCGATTGATGCTGCACGAGAATGCAGAGGACTGATTAATTTATTCTTATAATTACAAGTAAAAATGAATGTACAATTATTTTGCAACTCTTCGATTGATGCTCTGAGAGCAAGTTGAGCATCATGAGTTAGATTATCTCCTTCATCAATTAATAGAATCTTTTTTCCTGTGTTTGATAAAGAAAGAGTTGATGCATAATTTTTAACCTTATTACGAATAACATCAATAGATCTTTCATCGGATCCATTGATGACCATAAAATCTCTGTCAAGTTGTTTTGCCAGAGCTTTAATTGTTGAAGTTTTTCCTACGCCTGGAGGACCAGACAAAATCATATTAGGTACTTTACCAGAATCTCTGACCTCTACAAAAAATTTCTTTATTGATTTTGGTAAAATACAATCTTCAATTGTTTTTGGGGCGTACTTCTCGACGAAAATAAAATCACTGTTCATAAATAAAATCCGTTATTTTCAATAGTTCTTCAGGGAGATTTTCAGCCCAAATATAATCTACACTAGTTTCATCCAAATCTGGAACAAAAAAATCATCAATCTCAACCAAATACATTATAGCTGGTGTATGAGTGGCTCTTGAGTTCTCATGCACTGGAAACATATAGTTAGAAAATGCAATTAATTTCCTCTGACTAAAATGCCTACCTATTTCTGTAGTCTGAACTCTTTTGGCAAATTCATCTATTGTTTCTCTGAATCTCAATCTACCACCAATAACCCAATATAAATTTTTACATGGCTCGTCTGCTCTTTTTATCAGTAAATATTTTCCTTTACATTTAATTAAAAAGTCTACACAAAAAATAGGAACCAATTTAACTAGCTTCAAATACTCTTGTTCTTCAATAAGTCCGTTCATAATAATGTTGTTAGATTAATTTTTAGAATTAGACCCAATCAGGTTTGCGTTCTGGCATACGAAGATAATTAGATGCAACCCAAGGTTTGGATGAGATATACATCTTGTAAGCAGTAAAAGTGTCAACGCTTGTGTCAAGTTTATATTCATCTGGCATTGCACGAGCAAATGGAGTTACTTCAGTAATCTTACCTTTAGGGAAAAGATAAAATGCATCAACGAGTGTTTTGTAGCAGGAATGAATTTTATCATATCGGAGAGTGTATTCGTCACATAGATTAAGACCGTGCTTAATCAACCAATAAGCATTATGGACGCTTTCTGCTGCCCACTTAGTACATGGGTGATTGCGGAATGCGCCCTTATCTGTTTTATATGGAGTATTATCGGATTTGTACAAATTACCGTAACCATTTCCCCATTTTTCAGATGCTACGATAGAAAGCATCTGACAGCACTCTAGTGGCATTTTAACAATATGCTTGTCTGGTAAACAGATCGCACTCTCAGCTGGCCAAGGGGAAGTAGCAAAGATGTTCATGATGTAATGTCTGGTTCTCAATCAGTATAGGTCGAATCTGGCTCTAGAGCAATGTGGTACTTAACATTTCTTGATTTACTCTCAAATCTAGATAAGAGTTTATTTGAGATACACACATTATATGCACCTGGGAGAATCTTAATATTTTCAACTTTAAAGTTGAATGTAAATTCGTTCTCGGTCTCACCAACTACAATAGAAAACTCATTAGAAGTATCATTCTTCTTATCCCTAACTACCAAACTAATTGTCCCATTTTCTCCAACTGCTGCAAGATCTGGAAGTTGATATACTGCAGATGCTTTGAGTAGTTTTTCTAGCTGAGAATGCTCCAATTCGAACTTTACATCATCTGTTGGTAATTTGATCTCCTTTTCTGGTGGAGACACAATCACAGAAGGATCAGCAAAGAAATATTTTACCTTCCTTTTTCCTTCTAAGATATTCAAATAAGAATCATTTGAGAAGTCCAATTCTGGATTGTCATGTAGACTAATTCCATTCAAAAATTGGTTTAAATCGTAAATAGCAAAATCTTTGGGGAAGTCTTCTTCTACAACTGCCTCTGCCAAGACATTTTTCATCACTGACATCGTGCGAAGGTTATTTCCTTTCCTGACAAAAATCGATTGATTAATGGAAGCAAAGTTTTTTAGAATAATAAGAGTGTCACTAGAAAGTTTCATTTGTTTTCAATTAGATTAAGATGATTAATTAGAAGAATAGTATAATGGAGTACCTTGAATAAGTCTGCTCTAGGTGTTCCTTTAGTATCATACCTATCAATATACTTTGTGACATTACCTGCGCAAAATCCTTCACGACGATTATGTTTAATCTTATCTAAGGTTTGTTCGGTTCCACCTCCAGTCCGATCAACATAATGTTGACGATATGTACCTTTAATATACTCCTCTAGTTGTTTCAGTATCTTGTCTTCATTATATTTCCAAAAGTTGTTAGTAGATTCAGATGTATGCATTTTATTGTCCTCTAGTAGTGCATTATAATCAAAAATAATTTTGTCGTCTACATTAAACAATATACTTTTTTCATTTGGATCATTAATGGCTGGGATTAATGAAAAATCATTTTGTTTCATGTTAAAAAGGGAGGAATATTACCTCCCTCAATTATATCAGATAGTTTCCTCTGAGTCAACCTCTTCCGTCTGATTGATCACAAAGTCTTCATCAATCTTTTCATAAAGCTCCATGAAAGAAGATTTAGTTTCTTCGTCAAATCGAGCAATACTATATTTGATTGCTTTTACTTTATTATTAAAGATTACATAAGCTTTCAGAAGATGGATTAAACGACGAGTGGAAATAACTTCATCGATTCCACCATCAAAAAATGTTTTACGGATTGTATCACTCCAATTAACAAGTTTACGAATAAAATCATCTTGATCACCAAGACCAATAGATTTTGCTAGTTTTGTGAGAATCTTAATTTCTACTGAGGTTGTTGGATATTGTTGCTCAAAAGTAACACTAAACCTTTCTAGGAACGCTTCATTAAGTACATTAGTTCCAATGAATCTTCCGTCATCTGATCCTTTACCTTTCGTGTTAGCAGTGGCAATAATATTAAAACCTTGCTTGGGATGAATGACTTTACCAATCTTCTTAAGGAACAGTGGTTTGCCTTCTAGTACAGACTGTAGAACCATAATCTTATTGGAGGCTAGATCACATTCATCGAGAAGTAGAATTGCACCTCGTTCCATT